ACTTACTGCACAGATCTGAAAAAAGCAGGCGTACCTTTAGGCATTGCAAAAGACTACATGGGCCACTCTACTATTGAGCTTACTGCAAACATATATTCACACTCGGATGAAGATACATTGCTTGCAGGTGCAGCTTATCTCGGCATTACCCCTGAGGGTGCAACCAAGGGTGCAACCTTAAAAGGTCGTAAAATGTCTTAAAACGCATGTATGTTCGAGAACATTCGTTCATTTTTGCAAAAATAAAAACGCCCACAAATCACGAAAACAAGCGGTTTTATGAGCATTTTTTCTTAAGTACTCCCGGCGGGAATCGAACCCACAACTGCCCCTTAGGAGCCTCGCAGACAACCGCAAATACACGCTTTTTCGCGCTTCGGGTGCAATCCCGGGTGCAATTTTGCCTATTTTACCCAACTTAAAATGCCGCTCTTTCCGGCGGCATTTTAAGTATAAACTCGTAACATTTTCAAGGAGAAGTTTCTTATGCATTCGACCTATATATATTCTACTATAATTCCCCTTATAATTCAACCGATAATATCCGACTTTTTACGACAATTATATCACAGAGTTACATAGTGCTTAAATGAATTCCATTTAGCATTACTTTTCCCGGTAAAAGGAGCCGGACAGCTTTTGCCATTTACATCCCAGTGTCGGATGATAGTCTTTGCGTTCGGACAGTACTTCCGTATGTACTTGATCAGTTCTCTCGCGGCCTCTTCCTGAACCATATTTGAATTTGTGCAGCAGTCACACAGCTCGATCGATACAGAATTAGCATTCGTGCATTTCTTGTAGTATTTGCCTGCCCCGTCCTTGTTCGTGAAAAATCCTCCCACGCTCCAGGCAGTCAGATTGATGTTGATGCTCTTTACAACCTTGCCTTTTTTGTCAACAAAGAAGTGAGCGCCTGCAGACCTTGTGTTCTGATTTTTGAAATACAGGCCGTTGCCTTTTGCCGTGTCGTTTTTGTTGCCTGTGTAGTGGATCACGATGTACTTTATAGACTTATAGTCTCTCTTGGCTCCGTACGAGCAAGGCTTAGCCTTTATCTTTTCAATCTTCATCCTCTACCTCCTCCGATGCGTAACCGGGCTTACGATAGTCAACTTTGTCAAACTCTCCGTCGGCAATTCTTTTTTCGTACTGCTTCGCTACATTTTCCATCTCCGGCAGGTACTTGTTGTACGAATTGGTGGAGATTTTAAGCACTGTACCCAAAAATGTGTCGATAGCTACGATCGTGCCAACGACCTCTTCCGAGTATGGTAGCTTCAACACCTGTGCCAGCATAAAGTAAAGAGTTGCCAAAGCCGGCAATACAATCTGTGCCACATACTTCAATACATCATACACTTTGTTGTTCATTGAAAATTTCCTCCTTTGTAAGAAATCCGCCATTGCGTTTGTAGGCTTCATAGCCTTCCTTAATGATTTTTATAGATACATCTGCTTTGCCGTTCTCAAAATCAGGGTGCAAATTACAATATGATTCATACTGGGAGATATCATCAAGAATCTCGTTGTAGTACTCCTCAGAATGAAGTCTGCCTCTCACCACATCATCAGCGAACTTATACAGATGCAATCTAACCTTTTTAACTTCCCTGTCCTCTGTTCTTTTCTCAATCTCTGTTACTCTTTCGCTTATAGCCTTCATATCTTCCTGAATCTGCTTTACCCGCACCTCAAGAGGTTTAGAAGCCCACTCGCCAAACTTACCGAAAAGCCACGACCACGGATTGACTTTTATCGGTGCGATCTGGATCAACGACAGAAGCGCCAGAAACAATATGCTAATCGACGGGATATTTAAAATATTGTCTAAACTCATCAGCTTGCCCTCTCTATATTTACATTTACATAGCCCGGATAATCATTCCTTATCATCTCAAAGCCTGCAGCTATTATCGGGAACACCTCGGAAAAATACTTGCTTTTATGTTTTACTCTGTAAATCGAAAGATCGTTCTTGATTATGTATTCTGTCAGCTCCGTAGTCTTTCTATCCTCGAAAAAATTAAGCATCGTGTAAAACAAAGCAGAAACACTTGCACATATGATGTCTTTACCTGTCTCAGCATATCCGGCGTGTCCTTCTATCACAACCTCAAGATCGTTTTCTGATTCTTTTATATTTATGTTTATCATACCTGTGCCATCTTCCTTGTTCTGTTTTTAGCATTTTCAAGCATCTCTGATTTAGGCGTCGCGCCTCCGAGAGAATCAACATTGATATTAGCTTCTCTTGATCCGCCGCCGTTTACATTGCCGGGGTTAACTCCACCTACTTGCGGAGCAAGGCCGACCGCTGCCTGTAGTTGTGCTAACTGCTGTTGGAGCATTATGTTCTGTTGATAGAGAGTGCCGTTTTGTTCTATCTTTTGCATTATCTTTTCTTTGCCTTCAAACTCCATCATATCAAGACACGACAGAGAAGCGTCGGCGTTACCGGGAGCGAAGAAGCCTTGACCGTAGAACTGCAAAGCCAACTCATTTTGACTCATTCTTGAGTAAGTGCTCTTTTTAGCCGCTGTAACTGTCACATCGAACACGGGTTCTTTCTCTCCCAAATCAACGCCGAAGTCATTTCCCTGAGGGCGCGGTCTCATATTTTCATTTGAGAAAGTGGCAAACTCCTGTTCGCCCTTCTGACCGAGGATCCTGAACTTCCTCGGCTCATCGTAGAACTGCCTTATAAGCTCTATCACAAGGTCGCACTCTTTCTTAAATGCTCTGTATGTTGCTTTAAGCATATCCCTTGAGAGTTTTGAGCCTGCTTCCTGCAATGCGGCAATAGCTGTAGCGGCTGTAACGCCTGACTGAGTTGAGCCCTGTGAGAAGTCTCTGTTACCTGATGTTTCTTTGAGCTCATCGATCTTGTGCTGCAGCACAGTCATATTGTTGCCGCTTACCTGTACTGCCTGGAACGGAAGCACGCCATCGACATTACCGGTCATATGTATGATCTCATTTGACCAATTGTTAAACTCTTCTTCATTTACTCCGGCGTTATCACTTATGAAATATCTTGCCTTGCTTGCCTTTACAGAAGTATCAAGGATAACCTGATTCATCTTGTCGATGTACATCTGAGGATCCCTCATTATATCGATATAACCGAAACCTGCAGGAGAGCCTTCCTCGATAAACAACGAATCAAGTACAAAAGGATATTTCCCGTGATCATAGAAACCATCTTCCACATAAGTAGGATCATTCTCAGACGCATACAGGATAACATCGCCTACAAACTTGCAGTAGTGAAGTATTTCCCTTGTGCCGTTATCTCTTTTGTAGTACCAATCGATCACGGCAGTCTTTTCGGTTGTGTCTATATCATCCTGAACAACATAATGGGTCAGATCAATGTCTTTGTTGCCGATCACATCCGCTGCCTCCGGGTATCTCTCTCTTATCATATCGTTAGAGACTAACTGGATATGGAATACATTTTCGCTATCCTGTATATCACTTATACCGGGTTCCCAGAAAAGATTAAGGAGATCAATCCTTCTGATATCTACATCACCTAACCCGTTATTCTTTTTGGAATTCCATCCTACGATCTTAGCGGAGCACCCCTGCTTAAGTTTATACCAGGCTGCATCTGAGTAAACCTGCTCATAGTCATTGTACTCAAGAATAACCGGCAAAATAGAGGTAAGTGTCTTTGCCGCAGGGTCGTCAGCTTCTTCTCTTGGTAGTACCATAGGTTCAGGGTAGTTATCCATCATATCAGCGTGTTTATTTGATATAGAGTTATGGAGCCATGCCGAAACAGGCTCAGCCATATGCTTAGCTTTCCTATCTTCTGCAGAAGCTGTTATAGCCCAGTGTCTTAACTTCCACCACTCCTCATTGCTTCTTATTCTACTTTCGAGCCCTTGTTTGTGATCTTTGTACTCACGGAGTTTTTTCCTTGCCTTCGACAAGTCCTGTGCAGTGATATTATTCAAAAATGCCCCGCTTGGCTCTTCGTCAGTATCTTTCTTGCTTTCGTCGTTAGTGGTTTTATCAGGCTCTTCGGCATTGTTGGTTTCCTCACCGGCGTAATATTCATCCAGCGCTGCCTTGATTTCTTCCGGGGTCATATCATCCGGGTTAAGCCCCATCTGGTTAAGGATTTCCAGTTCTTCCTTGCTTAGATTCATTTCTTACCTCCTAAAAATTATAAAAATTATTTGGTTTCACTCTCTGGTTAAGCGGATCATTTAGATCAACA